GTGTAGAGGAGCACCTCTACAACAACATTTATAATTGTAGAGGTATATTTATTATACAGTCGCCCTCTAGTCGAAAGTATAAAAAAGAATTTATTTAAGTGGTGTCTTTCCACTCATAATTATTATATGAAAAGTTTGGTATCGTACCATCAAAGGCATAGGTGTATGGAGTAAACTGGACCCCATTCTCTGGTGGTATGAAGAAAATAGGCGCACAGACCTGATATCCTAGTCTGGCTTCGTCATCTAAGCCAGCAAAAATAACGATTTCCACATCTGTGTCGTTAGCTACATATTGAGGATTCCCGGTAGATACTATAATGTGTCCCAAGTTTTCGTGGGGACTAGTAATATCATCATCCGATAATCTATAATTTGTACTTGCGGCGCCCATGAACCTATAAGGACTTATGTTGGGAATATGTACTTCAAATGTGCAATTAGACATGAGATAAGTAAGGTCTGTATTAATGGAGTAATTGCTACTCGCATTATAATAGTTAGGGCGCTCGGCCGTAGGGGTTACTGCTGACCAAGATTTAGTAAAAGAATTGCTAGTGGATTGGTAGTCAAAAGATTTTCGTAATTGCAAACTAACCGGATTAGTCTCTAAGAAAGGTTGAGTAGATTTCCAAGTGGATTGTCCTCCCAAATTGTCCGAAGTCTCTCCGAATCCTGGGGGCACATACCACACAGCTCCTGAAGAAACACCGTTCAACATAACTTTCAATTTTACTCCTCCTTGCAACCCGAGAAACATTCTTCTCACCATTTGAAACGGAGCGTTATAATTACAATCATAGTCTCTAGCTTCTACTGAAGTCAATCCTACGTTTCGAATAATCTCTCTCAGAGAAATTTGGAAAACCCCATTGGCCGTATCTATTTCCGTCTCTGAGTATGATTTCCTATACACTCTAACCATCCTCCTCATGTAATCTCGTACATTAACAATGGGTCTCATTATCTCGTCCTTAATATCTGAGGAAAATACACCGGGGTTAGTCAAAGCTGATTGGTCTGATATAGGTTGCATTGTAGCTGCTTCAGCTACAAAAGATGTTTCTGATTTAGTAGCCAATGTTCCTATATCGAAGGTGGAGTACCCATACAACTGGAAATCATCGGCTGCACTGACGTATACATTAAAATACACATCCACTGGGACAGCACCATTAGAAACGAGGGGTTGAGAGAGATATATATAATACATACCATGCTGCTTCGCCACAAAGTTAGCGTCTGTTGTCACAGGTAAAACTTCCAACGCACTAATATAAGGCATTGATATAGTTTGGACTTGGCCACCTCCAGAAAATTCGAGCGTCTCAACCATTAAATTTTGTAAGTCAGAAAACTTCGGAAGACCCGTAGTTTGGTCCTCGACTGGGGAATAGTTGCGCGCAACTTGCAGCTTACAAAAATGAAAATTAGACATATTGGACTGTATGTGAATATTCAGTCCTCCTCTCCAGTATTTACTCATCATATAAAATAATTGCAGGGGATTGTCAAACACTGGAACCTGTTCAATCTTAAATCGCGGGGATATGGTTTTAACTTCTACTCCTTTTTGCATATATGGCGATATAGGGCGCGAAAAGACGCACTTACCCACCCTATCGTCTTTGGAAACTTTAAAAGTGGCGACATAGTACGGCTTGGACAAAATATGTTTCATATCCATCTCGTCTAAAGTTGTATCAAAGATGCTATCTTGAGTTATTCTAGCATAGTCATAATACGGGTCGAGTTTCTCATAAGAGGTAGGAGTGTCAACACTATTACCATTTTGTCGGTGTGTGACTATTGTTTTTGGGTTGGTTTGAGGATAATTTGGAGAATGCAAACCCGTATATCTCTTGATGAACCCTCTAGCAGAATCTAGAAAATCTCCCACTACTTCTTTACCATAATCTAGTAATCCTTCTCCTCCTTGTCGCACGGTGGAGAATATACCGTTTACAAATCTAGACCCTATTTCCATCAAACCTTCTGCCTCAAATGTTATATCAATGTGTGGCACATAAAACTCTAGTTCATCAAATATGGCATGTACTGAAATGGTTAAATCTGTCGAACCAGAGACCGGTTGTGCTAAGGGATTCAAAACTACCGTCACTACCTCTGCATAATTTCCAAATTGATAATTCGGCTGAAAGGTATCACCCCGCTCATCCGTATTCACCAGTTTGGAATTTGAGTAAAACGGCACTTGCACTCTAATGCTAGTTGACTCATTGGCATACAAAAAGGCATGTGGGGCGGTCATCATTTTATTAAACAAGAGTGTTGGTTGTTCTATTAAGGCTAAGTGAGTACCCACAGGAACTGCAGCTACGATAACTGTGCCTTGATGCATTGGAGTTGCTGCCACCTGGTATATTAAAGAGACCTTAGCTCTATATAATACTGAGGTATTGAACGGGTACTTACTCAACTCATTAGTCAATATACTAAAAGGAATCTCTAGATGGTTCAAAAGGACTCCGGAGCCTTGAGTGGTATTCCAATCTATATTTCCTATAAAAAATGGTTTATTCAAAATCTTTGAGTAATCAATAGACAAGTCCTTAGGAACAGAATTAATTTTAGGAAAATCCGTGAAAATAAAGTCAGGCTCTATAACACTACGAGTGCGGAGAGCAGAATAATAGTTACTAGAAATGGGGTTGATAACAGCATTATCTGCTCCTACTCCATCTGTAGAAGCTTTACCTCCGGTGTAAGTTGTCAAACTCTGGAAATGCCTATTGTCTTGGTTATTATGAACGGCGCTCGAGTTAACATTTGCCAACTGTTGCAAATTACTACTTGCATCAGAATGGAAAGATTGTGGTTTTCCGCTTAAGGATGCGGAATCTCCTATATTGTTTGTTTCATTATTAGGGGATAATATTTACAATTAATAATCCTTATCCAAAATTACTATCGGTTCTAGAGCTGTGTTTCTCCGAGACTGCACTAAAGGGACGCCCTATATATCCCTTTAAGATTTCTCTAAACATACACGTTTGAACTGAAGGCCTTTATCAGGTACTCTTCAGGCTGAGTCGCATATAAACTCTTCAAATACGAAAGGGAAGGCCATTTAACTGGGCCCATAACACTCTCAACTTTGCTAGCAAAATCCCTCATCAATAATTCTCTATCCACATGTAAATACAACTCTCTGTATACTGCGATTATTTTATCAAACACTACAACATCAAATTCCTTTGTGCTATCTACCCAAGAGATAGTATTAAAGAGGGTCCTTAACGCTAATGGACATACGATTTTCCCCAACTCGTTATGATATACAAAATCTCGCTTCAAAAACGAGATCTCCCCCATCGTCTGAAAGGGTTGGGCAATTGGGAGCTTGGAAGCATCGGTAAAGTCCATCCCAATACTTTGGAAAAAGTCTCTCATTGTTTCCGCATTCAGTCGTTGTTCATCGCCTCTCACGGAAACTACTTTGTCATCGCCGTAAACATAATCCAGAATGTCTCTATGGAAACCCGTTACGGACGGGTTGGCATTGTACCTAAAATACCACATAGCCGTATAGAATCGATTTACGAGACTGTTGTAAAATGCTGTCAAGAAAGAACCCGATGGCATGGAATGGGTCGTGACAACGGTTTTGTTACCCACCACTACTATGGAGTTGACAATGTTATCCAACAACATAGATAACATTTCTGGGTGTCTACCTTTATATCTGTTCAACAACACTTTGTTAACTGCCCGCTGGACATCAGGAACCATAGCGCCGTCCCATTTAGCGATATCCCCTGCAAACACTTTACCGTGGGTTTTAATTTCCTCGAAGATTAAAGGCCACTCGGTGATAGGATTGCACCCTATTGATATCTGATTCGATCTCCTGTGTTTCAACACTTGAGAAACCAGATCGGCACATAATCTTTTAGTCCACACTTGTTGATGTATGGTACTAACTCTAAAAGAGCGTGGTACTCCCTCCTTTTCATCATTTCGTATCTCATCCTTTAGTGATTCGGTCCAAATAAATCTATCCCACGGTACTTTATCATCTATCACGCCCTTTTCCATCTCAATCAACTCCGTTTCAAAAAACGGGGCTAATTGCCCTAACTCATAGTTTATGTAAGAGCTCTTACCGGCTAAACACTTATAACCGTTGCTAGACTTCATATTAATCGGCGCTATATTGTCGTACCCTTTAACTACCTGATAATCGGTAATGTCTCCAAAATCAAACAGGTAACTATCTAGGACTTCCGAGGCGAATTCTAACTCGTTTGGTGACATATCGACCACCTGGCTCGTTGATTTCTGAAACACTTTCCACACAGTTTCTTTGCCATACTTCTGTAGATTCGCCGGGCTTCTATTAACATCGTACAACCCAAATAAAGGACTGGGAACCAAATGGCTCTTATCAGGGACATTTGCAAACATTTTCGCATCGACTCTACACGAGGATGAATCTGGGATTTGTTTTTCATGTACCAAGAATCCGTTATAAGATCTTGGCAACGCCCGCAGTTGCTCACAAACGCCAGGCGCCCAAAGCAACGCTACCCCAGCTTTAGTCTCGTTAGATCCCGCTACGTGCATCCCTTGTACAAATCCGTCTGGGGATACAGTCACAGATCCACACAATCCTTTAAAGTGAACATCATACATGATTCTATATGAGGATCCTTTCTTTATAACATTAGAAAAGACATGAGAGCCCTTAAAAGCATAGGGTATATCTCCCAAATTGTCTGACCTAGCTATTTTTAGCACAGAAATAGCTCCAACAGGGGTGCACAGAAAAGAAGATGGGACAGTATGGGCAAAAGACACATCTTTAAAAGTGATTGGACTGTTACGTGGCAGTCTACACACTGCAACATCATTGTGTACGTCGCTTAGCACAACCGTGCACTCACTATTTTCCAGGACTACCGACTCTGTAGATTTCTTCAACAATTTAATGGAAATTACCTTTTTCTCTCCCACAATGTGCAGAGGTAGGAGAACGTACTTGTCGAATGCCAAAGCGCATGATCTATGGGTTTTATTCACTACTATTTCATACATATTATTGCGAACAATACTGTCGATCTGAGAAGGTGTACTATCACTCACCATATTTCGTATCTCGGTCCAATTATCTACCGTGGTAGATGTGGCTTCATCGCCCTGCGATTCAAAATTTAAGAATGTGGCGCACAAACCAAAAATTAAACACGTACCTGCTGACAACAAGGCTGCTGTTATAAATTTTGGGTCGACTAACACCTTCAAAATTAAAGTCCATACTTCTGTGCACAAAGAAACGATAGAATCTTGCAAGAAGTCAAAGAAAACCCTACAATGATCTTTCCACGTCCACAACTGGACGTTGGAAAAGATAATGTAATCTTCTTCTCTCTCGAACCCTATCTCGTCCACTTGCGAAAAGACACAAGAAAGGAGATTATTTCTAGGAGGTATGAAAGCAACTTTGCCTTTGTGATCGTACAAATAGTCGTCAATAGACTCTGGTGCATCTTCGTATTCCTCTAGCTCTACTTCATCATTTTCCGGATCAAAATCGAAAACCTGAATTTCAGCTTTTAATTTATCTACTTCCTCTTCAGATACGATATTCTTTGTACTATGCTTCTTCTTAGAAGCATTAATAGATAAAATCCAGCTCGCCATCCAAGAGATATAAGATCCCTGGTTTGAAGCAAACGAGTACGTACCACTTACGCCTTGTCGCGTTTCACATGTTTTCCATCTTTTACTGTCAATATCGTAATATTTCAACGCTATCTCTCCGTGTATCTGATTCCTATTTCTTTTAACTTTAGACCAATCAAACACGAAAGCCCTACGAAATAGTGCTTCAGGTTCAGCAATACCATCCTGCGCTGTAAACCCATGTAGATCCATAAACTGGTTAGTGGTTAAAAGTATAATCTCAGAATTAAACAACTTTGTATTCTTCAAAGAAGCTTCGGCACAATCCAGGGGTAGAGGTATACAACTCACCCAATTTATCAAATTTCGCCACTGAGATTTGCCTTGCTGACCCACATCATCCATGTAAAACACTTCCTGATTATCATAAGTGTCGTAAAAATCCTTTCCGTCTGCTACGCTCTTCACGTGGTGAACATATACAGATTTGCCTAAAACAGGAATCAACTTGCCCAAGGTTACGGATTTGAAAGTCCCCGGCGGGCCATCTAATATAAAACAAGCAGGCTCAACTCTGGTTGAATTTTCGAATTGCAGCATTAGCTTATACAACTGATTAAATGCATCGACCCGCTGTTTAGCAGACCCGCTGTGTTTAATTAAATCAGCTACAGCAACTCCAGAAACACTCAGTAAGGGATCCAAGTTTTTCTTTACATTCTTAACCTGTTCCCGAAAAGTACCATCACTTAATAAACGCGGGTTTTTCTTGTATTTAACCACTAATTCACATGCGGACGATATTGACTCTTTTCCTCCAAAAGAAAGCACGAAGTCTCTACCTTTTTCAAGGAGATTCTTAACACTATCTGGTAGATTCAGCTCACTCAGGAAATTCAAAGCAAGCATGAAAAGATCACACACATATGTTATAGCTCCAGGAATGAATTGGACATCCCTTTTATTGGATGTTATTAAAAGTAGTGCAAAAGCCTTCAGCTTTTGAGGGAGCATGTTAATCAGCGAATGGAGCGCTAAATCTTCCAAACCCTCGGCAACGAAATCGTCCTGTAGCACATAAATGTCAGCTAATAATGATAGAATTGGTATCAACTCCCACTTATTTCGTGCTAATATGTCAATCAACCGGATACAAATACTGCTAACCTTAATTAGCATCTTTTTGATATCAGTCTTTTGTACGACTTCAATCACATGGCTCAAGCTATTTACTAAAGTAGAAATAGTCTTAAACGAGGAAATAACTTGCTTACTCGTTTCGAGTAACCCTTCAGCCACATACATATTCAACAAAGATCTTATCTGTTGACTTCTAATCTTTTTCGCAGAAGGATAGTTTTCAGGGTAATTGACTCTTATTAAAGAACTCTTACCCAATCGGAAAACTTTACCTTCAACCCTTGAAAAAATTGACTTACTAACCTCTTGCATTCTCCCAGTTAATGGGTAAAACAAATGATACGTAGTGCTTTCGCTTTCCGCTACAAATACTGGTCGAGAGCTAACTTTGGTTAAACCTTTAGCCGTCTTAGTCTTAAATGTAGCATAATCACTTGAAGTTTTGAAAAGCTCTTCCAACTCTGTTTCCTTGTTACTACTCGGTCCAAAATTTCTTATATTCTTACTCATGGTTATAAGTATGATAATGTGTGGATGTACTTCTACAAACTCACATACTAGATTGGTAAAGGTCTCGAACTAGACCTCAGTCCCAAAGGGATTTCATTACGTGTTCACACACCTCTTCTAGTAAGATTTTGTGGTATTTGAATAAAAGCGTAGGCTTACCAAACCTGCCCAGTATTAGTTTTAAAATAAAGAAAAGCTCTATATAGACTAACGTGATGCGTGTTCGTATACGCGCTAGCATACACAAAGGGAAAAGAAAACTATAT